CTACTTCTCTCCAGGATTAGACGCTGAAGCAACAGTAGATAATTTAGGAGCTGCAATTAATGCAGCAGCTTTACCGGTAATATATGTAAGTGATGCAGTCATAGATACACTGGTACTAAGAGGAAGTGTGTTGGGAACAGCAGCTAACGGCTACATACTAAGAGTTGGAGATGCAGCTGGAAATGATCCTTCAGCAACAGCAGTAATTACTTTAGCAGGCGGAACAGAAGCAACAGCTGTTACTGAAAATTCATTTATACTAGCTACTATAGGTTCAGGAACAGTATATAATAATGCAACAGATACTAATACTATCCCAGAAAACTCAGATAACTCATTAGTTAGTGGTACCTCTGATAATATTAGATGGGAAATAAGTAATGTTAATGCCGAACAAGGAACTTTTACAGTAAGTATCCGTCAAGGAGATGATAGTTTAAAAAATAAAGTTGTACTAGAGACATTTAACAATGTATCTCTAGATCCTAAATCTGCAAACTACATAGAGAGTGTAATAGGAAATCAATATCAAGCACTATCAACAGATGGAGATGGTTCAAAATATATTAACACAGTAGGAGAGTACGTTAATAAATCAAATTACGTTAGAGTAAAGTCAGTACCAGCACAGACATTAGATTACTTAGCAAATGACGGATTAACAGTTAACAATGGTCCTGATGGAGTCAGTTATGCTAGTTCTCTACCAATAGCACAATCTGGTTCATTCTTTGGAGCTACAGGAGCATTATTTAACACTTCAGTGCCAGCAAATTTCTTCGGAGATATCGATGGAAGTAATTCACAAGGACTAGTAGGAGGATGTTACTCAGATATCATTTCGGTATTAGAGAATAACGACGACTACGTATTTAATATCATATCAGCACCGGGACTAGTTTATAACCAAGCTGGACACTCTACACCAATAGACAGTATAATATCACTAGCTGAAACTAGAGGAGACTGTATAGCAGTAGTAGACTTAGTAGACTATGATGTAACAGGAGAAATCGCAGTAACAACTCAAGCTTTAAACCTTAACAGCTCTTATGCAGCTTCTTACTGGCCATGGTTACAGACTCAATCTGCAACAGGTAGAAACGAATGGATTCCAGCATCAGTTGTTATTCCAGGAGTATATGCTTTTACAGATAACAGTTCAGCACCTTGGTTTGCACCAGCAGGATTAGTAAGAGGTGGAATTACAGGAGTAATACAAGCTCAAAAGAGACTAACAAGAACTCAGAGAGATACACTATACTCTAAGAAAGTAAATCCAATCGCTTCTTTCCCAGGACAAGGAATATCAGTATTCGGTCAGAAAACGTTACAGACTAAAGCATCAGCATTAGACAGAGTAAACGTAAGAAGATTGTTAATTGAATTGAAAAAGTTTATTGGAGATGAATCAAGAAACTTAGTATTCGAACAAAATACATTAACAACTAGAAATAGATTCTTAGCTAAAGTAAATCCTTACTTAGAGTCGGTAGTACAAAGACAAGGTCTTTACGCTTACAGAGTAGTAATGGACGACACAAACAACACTGCAGACGTAGTAGATAGAAATCAATTAATAGGTCAAATCTTTATTCAACCAGCCAAAACTGCTGAATTTGTAGTACTAGACTTTACAATTGAACCAACTGGTGCAACTTTTGCAGGATAAATTTAAATTAAGATATTTATAATAAACAATAAATAAAATGGCAGTATTAGATCCAAACGAAATTATGTTTAGAGCCTTCGAACCGAAGGTACAGAATAGATTCATCATGTACATGGACAACATTCCATCATTCATGATAAAAACAGTATCAGCTCCTTCGTTTGAAGATGGGGAAGTTGTACTAGACCACATCAACTCCTATCGTAAGATTAGAGGAAAGAGAATGTGGAATGATATGGATATGACATTATATGATCCAATTACACCTTCCGGAGCTCAAGCAGTAATGGAGTGGGCAAGACTATCTTACGAATCAGTAACAGGTCGTGCAGGATATTCAGACTTCTACAAAAAAGATTTAACACTTAACGTTTTAGGTCCAGTAGGAGATGTAGTATCAGAATGGATTATTAAAGGTGCATTCAT